GTTTAACAGAAACAAATGCAACTGATATTACAACTGTATCAGGTTTAACAGAAACAAATGCAACTGATATTACAACTGTATCAGGTTTAACAGAAACGAATACAACAGATATTACAACAAATGCTGCAGATATTGCAACTGTATCAGGTCAAACTGCTGCTATTGATGGTGCTAATGGTTTAACTAGAATTGATGATAATTTAGTTCTTGGTGGTGCATTAACAGGTGATACAATTGTTGATTTAGCTACTAATGATATTGATTTTATTGATAATAAAAGAAGTATATCAGTAGGTGCTAATGATATATTAATAAAATATAGTGCAAACACTAATTGTAATTCAACATTACAAGTAGATGCTACTGATGTAACGGCACTTGCTACTGATTCAGCAAGTGGTGATATTGTTGGTATACTTGGCGAATCTGATGTACCTAAATTAAGTTTGTTCGGTGGTGGTTTAGCTGCTGCGGTAACATTAGATAGTACAACATTAACATATGCTTCAGTTGCTTCATCTTATGATTTTTCTGATATACCACATGCTGGTTGGGTGACAGGTCAAACTGGTGCTATTGATGGTGCAAATGGTTTAACTAGAATTGATGATAATTTAGTTCTTGGTGGTGCACTTACAGGTAATACTGAAATCAGTGGAACTGATACCTTATTAGTTTCAGCACCTTTTACTGCTTGTGATGTACAATATCAAAAATATGATTCAACACCTACAATTAGTGGACATGAAGAAGGTAGATTATATTATAAAGATTGTTCATTAAACTTCGAACGTGAAGTTTCTGGTGTAACATTACAAATTGGTGAAGAACAAGTAATTAGAGTTACCAATCAAACAGGTAATCCAATTTCTAATGGTGATGCTGTTTATATTAATAGTGCAACTGGTGGTTTTCCATCGATTACTAAAGCACAAGCAAATAATGATACATCAAGAGAAACAGTTGGTTTATTGACACATGATGTTCCTGATAATGATGAAGGTTATGTAACAAATGGTGGTATAGTACATAATGTAAACACTGGTGCATTTGCTGCTGGTGATACTCTTTATTTATCTGCTTCTGTTGCAGGTGGTTGGACAGATACAGCACCATCATTTCCAAATAATGTGGTTAAAATTGGTACAGTTACTAGTGTTGGTACATTAGATGGTGAAATTCTTGTTGATGTTGTTTGGTTACCAGATCATGTTGAAATTTCTGATTTTAATACATATACTGGTGCGACTCAAACAGAAATAGATAATAAATTAGATACAAGTATATTTAATACATATAGTGGTACAACTGATGGTAGATTAGATGCTGTTGAAACAGTAACAGATGTTTCTATCACAGGAGTTACTAATGGATTATGTAAAGTAGGTAGTAATGATGCTAAACTTGGTGGTGTATTAACTGAAGCAACATCATTAAGTGGTGCATTTGGTTTAACATTAACACCAACAGAAGCATTAACATTAAGAACATTAAGTGATAATGCAATCAATATAGATGCTCAGTCAAATGGTCTTGCAGTTCTTAAATCACAATCAGGAACTATAAATACTGCAACATCATTTACAAATGCAATTGGTTTATACGCAGATTTTGATCAAGCAAGTGGTTTTGTAATATATGATAATAGAGCAGGTGGTTCTCAAGAGGGTATTAGATATGCTTCAGATTATTCATTAAATTATGATGATCGTTCGTTAGTAGATAAAGCGTATGTTGATACAGTTGCAACTGGTTTACAAGCAAAAGCTGCTGTGGTTGTTGCAACAACAGCAAATATAGATTTAACTGGTGGAACGTTTACATCTGGTTCAACAATTGATGGTGAAGTGATTTTAGATACTTATAGAGTATTAGTAAAAGATCAAACAGGAGCAACTGAAAATGGTATTTGGGTATTCTCTGGAGCTAGTGATACATTTTATCGTGCTGAAGATTATGATGGAGCACCTTCAGGTGAAATTTCAAACGGTGATTTAATTCCTGTTATAACAGGTAATACACATGCAAGTACACAATGGATATTAACAACTGTTGATCCAATTACTGTTGGTGTAAGTGAATTAGTGTTCTCATTATTTTCACAATTACTTCAAATTAGTGGTGGTGATGGTATTGATATAACAAACGTATCCGGTGTTCAAGAAATATCTGTTGATCTTGCTGGTGATTCTGCATTAGAATTTTCAGCTAATAAATTAACTGTAGCAAGTGGAATTGCTGGTAGTGGTTTAACATGGACAAATGGTGTTGTTGGTGTTAATGCATGTAGTACTGTAGCTTCTGGTGTAGAAATTGCAGTTCGTTTTGGTACAGGTAATAATTTATTTGTAGATAAAGATGATTTCTCATATACAACGGCTTCAAATGGTTTAACTAAAGTAGATACTAATGTAACACTTGGTGGTACATTAACTGGTGATACTACAGTTGACGGTGATAGTGGAACGTATGATTTAACATTAAATGGTTTAGATTCATTTAATCTTGGGTTTGATAATGTTTCAACAATAACAGATGGTGGTACAAATGGTGGTTTAAGATACGCTGGTGATTATTCAGCGAATTATGTATGTCAGTCACTTGTTGATGCTCAATTTGTTAACGATACTGTTACTGGTTCAACTTTAACATTTAATAACGGTCTTACTAAAGCTGCTGATGTTATATCTTGGGGTGGTGTTTTAACAGGTGATACTTTTGTTAATTGGGGTGCTGGTAGATTATGTATGACTGATGGTGGTACAAGTACAGTAATGATTTGTTCTAATTCTTCAGTGGTGCAAGTAGAAGATTCAAGTTTATGTATTCGTTCTTCTTCTGGTACTTGTAATGGTGAAATCACAATTAATGATACTGGTGCAATTTCAATATCAACAAATAAAGCAACAACTGGAATCACAATTACAGATTCAGGTTCTGGTGTTGGTGCTATATATGCTGCTGATTATTGTTCAACATTCGTTGATCGTTCACTTGTTGATAAAGGATGGGTAAATACTCAAATTGAATCAATTTCTACAATTGCAATTACTGCAGCAACAAATGGTTTACAAAGTGAATGTCAACAGGTTACACTTGGTGGTGCACTTGATCGACCTACATGTATCGGTATTGGATCATGTAATTTAACAATTAATACACCTAATTTATTTGTAAGTGGTACTACCCATATTGGTACTGTTGCAACAGGTTCAGTTACTGATAGTGTACTTGTTATTGATGCTGCAGGTCAGGTTAAATCAATTACATCAAGTTCACTTGGTGAAGATAATAATAGATATGAAATTACTGGTGTAAGTAACAGTACTGTTAACTTATATGGTGGTGAATATGTTGTTCTTATTGATGCTAATGCTGGTGCGGTTACAGTTAACTTACCAACAAGTGCAACAATTGGTACTGCAGTAAAACTTAAAGATAAAGGTGATGCACTTACTAATATTATTACAATTGATGCTGGTTCAGGTAAATTTATTGATGGTTCACAATGTGCAACGATCAATACTAATTACGGTGCACTTGAATTAGTTTATGGTGAAACAAACAATTGGTATTCATTAGCGTTTATTAACTAATAATAACAAAAATAAAATATAGAAATGGGGATTGTAAAAAATCCCCATTTTTTTTTTTCTTGATTTTGTGGTTTTTTCATCTTATATTAGTATTTATAAAAAAATATAAAAAATTATATTATTTAATTAAGATATATATGTCAAAAGATAAAATTAATAAAGAAGATAAGTATTTAATTTTTCATTCAGAGGGGGGACATGGAAAAATGTGTATGGCTACCGCAGTTATTAGAGCAATTAAGAAAAAATATCCAGATAGAAAATTGATTTGGGTTACCCCTTGGGATGGACCTGCATTTGGTAATGATAATATTTATCGTTTTTATGCGTTTAATGAAATGAAATATTTTTTTGATGATTATATAAATTCAAAAGATGTTAAAATTTTTAGACAGGAAGTTTATTTTAGTGAAGATCATATTTTACAAAAAAAACATTTAACCCAAAGTTGGTGTGATATGTATGATATTCCCTTTGATGGTTCATTACCTGAATTATATGTAAATCCACGTGAAATTGAAATAGCGAGAGATAAAATAAAACCAGATTCAGGTAAACCAATAATGTTATTACAAACACATGGTGGTGGTGGTGGTCAATATTCTAAAAAATCATGGGCAAGAGATATGCCAATGGATATTGCACAGAAATTGGTAAATTATTATTCAAAAAGTTATCGTATTTTACATATAAGAAGACCGGATCAACCAGAATTACAAGGTGTTGAAGTACTTAATTTACCATTTAGAGAATTATATGCTGTTTTTTTATTATCTAAAAAAAGAATTTTTATCGATTCTTTTGCACAACATGTTGCAGCAGCATTAAATTTACCGTCTACAGTTTGTTGGATTGCTAATAAACCTGAAGTATTTGGTTATGAAATGCATGATAATATATTACCAAATATTGAGGTCCAAAAACAATTTAATAAATTTTCATATTTGGATCAATTTGATATTTCAGGTCAAGTACAACAATTTCCATATAGTACTGTAAATTTATTTGATATTAATCAAATAATTACATCTGTACAGAACCAAAAATAAAATATTAATATATTTTTATTCATCTAAAAGTATTTATATATAAACAAATAAAATACTATATAAAATGGATAAATTATATACCCCCATATCATTAAAAAATTTAACAGCAACACCTGAAATTATACAATATGATAATTATGGTCTTATATATTTTAAAAATGATAAACTAACAATAAAAGACACAAATGGTGATGAATATGTAATTTCAAATATTAGTGGAACTACTGTTAATTTAAGTGCTGATACATCAAATAATATGATATTAAGTGATGTTACTGGATCATATTGTTTATCTGAATTAACTGGTGGTAGTAGTGGTGCTCTTGCATGGAGTGGATCAACCGCTAATGGTATTGCTACATATGTGGATGATAGTACTGTTTGTGCTCAATCTAATTTAACCTTTGATGGTTCAAAATTATATCTATTTGGGGGTGGTGATTGTATGCAATCATCAGTTTTTTGTGGTACTGCTTGTGTTAGAACAGGGGTATCATGTGCAACAGTTAGTGTGAAATCACCAATAATAAGTGGTGGTACTTGTGTTACTACTGCCATATCATGTGGTACAACTCGTATACAGTCACCAATAGCATGTGCAACTACTTGTGTTAGAACTGCTATATCATGTGCTACTACCTGTGTTAATTCACCAACTGTTTGTGGTACAACTGGTTTATATTCACCATATTTCACAACAACATGTGGATATGTTACTGGTTGTTTTATTTCAAATTGTTTAAATATTACTTGTTATGTAAAAAATTCTGGTTTAGTTCAAACAGAATTAAATAAATATACTGTAACAACAACATCATCAACCAATTATATATATACTCCAGTAGCAAGACCTGATTCTTGTGTGTTCTATTGTTCAACAACTAACTATATAACTTCATGTCTTTTTATTGATTTGGATAATTATCAGGTTACCAATACACATGCTTGTTTTCATTTACACACGTGTAATGGAGATTCTTCTTCATTGAGATATATATTTAGAAATTCAGCAAACACTGAATTTTATTGTATACCATCTCTAAATGGTGGTTCGTGGAATTATGATGTTGATATATATTATAATGGTTCATCATTTGATGTGTTACATAGTATATGTAGTTGTATTGTTTAATAATAAATTAATAAAATAATATAAAATAATAAATATGAATTCTTTTGAATATTTTGATAAAATATATTGTATAAATCTTCCATCAAGAACTGATCGATGGGATAGTGCGTTATCTGGTTTCACTCAATTAGGTATTGAAGGTATGGTTCAAAAAGTGGACGGTATAGTTCATGAAGAACCGAATATAGGACATAATAATGCTGTATTAGATATAATATATGATGCTAAAGCAAATGGATATGAAAAAATATTATTATTAGAAGATGATGTTATTTTCGAAGATAATGCACTTGAAATATTATCAGGTGCAACTAATCAAATACCTGAAAATTGGGATTTATTTTATTTAAGTGCTTTATCATTTTTAATGAGTAAAGAATATTATCCGGAAGAATTTTATCCAGATGGAGTACCAAATGAATATAATGCTCCTGAAAACGTGATGAGTTATTTAATAGATTTGGATCATTATCAAAAATATTCAGATAATTTAATAAAATTAAATGGTGGTCAATTAAAAATGACACATTCACTTGGTATTAAAAATACAATGTTTGATCAGATAATTTCGCAATTTAGTGGTGTTACTACGGTAGATGATGAAGCTAATGATTTATTTGATAATTGGTTGGTTAGATATGTTCAATCTGATTTAGATAAAAATATTTTCATGTGTTTACCAATTATTACATCTCAAATGGGTGGATATAGTGACATATTTAAAAAAGATTTTTATATTGATTTATTTAATCATTATCTATATCAAGAAATATTGAATTTATAATAATGTAATGGAAATAATAGTACTAATATGAGAGATACAAAACCTAATTTAAATAATAATTTATTCGAACAATTCATTGGTGATACTTTAAGTTTATCAGGTGATACTGATATATATGGTGAAATGGATATTAAAAGTGGTGCAACGTTATATGTCCGAGAAGGTATTGAGGATAATTTAACAAAATTTGAAGCAGGTGGTAAAGTTTCTGATTCAGGAATATCTTCTGAAACTGTTGTTTTTGATTTAACTGATTTTATTCAAATATCTGGAACGACTGCAAACACAGATACTGTTATACCTGCTAAATTTAGAATAGTTTCAATAGTATTTAATGAAACATCTGGAAATGCTGTTGGTGATATTAGTGTTGGCATAACATCAGGAGGAACTGATATAATTAATGCAGATACTGTTGGCGCAAGTGCATTGGTTGACGGTGCTATAGGCACAAGTATATTTAGTACAACATCAAGTCAAATAATATATATAACATCATCAACATGGGGAAGTGGTGTTGTTGATACATATATTAGAATGGAAAAATTTATTGAATAAGATATATGAAATTACTACAATATAATAATAAAATATTACAGAAAAATCAAAGTGAAATATATATAGATCAAAATTCCTTATTTAATGATTTACAGTCGTATTGGGATTTTGATCATAATGCTAATGATATACATAGAAAAAATAATGGTCTTATAATAGGTGCGACAAGTGGTCAAACAGGTATACTAAATGATTGTTATTATTATGATGGTATTGATGATTATCTAAATTTCGGTGATGTAACATTTTTAGATAATTTAACTACACTATCTGTTTCATGTTGGATATATCCTGATAATATAACGGCTGTTGGAAGTCCTATAAATAAAAGTAATGGTACTCCAGTAAATAATTATACAGAAAGGACATTTGCTTTATTATATAATCCAACAATTGAAACAAATAATTTAGCCTTTTGGATTTTTACTTACGCTGGTAATGTACATGCTCGTAGTTTTTATCAAGTAGATGAAACTCGACAAAATGAATGGTTACATGTCGTATTTACATGGGAATATAATGTAGTTGGAATTGGTCAAATATTTATTAATGGTGTTAGTAAAACTGTAACGAAAGTAATTGATCAAGGACCAGAACCCACATCATTATATCCTTCCAATTCTAATTTACAAATAGGAGCAGGTAATAATACTGATGCAGATTGGCCCTTTAAAGGTAAAGTTGATGAAGTTGGTATATGGAATAAGGTTTTAACACAGGGAGATGTAGATAGATTATATAATTCAGGGTATGGATTATCATATAAAAACTTCAGATATTAAAAAAATAAAACGTATTTATATATAAATTAAAAAACTATGGCACATAGAGTAATACAAAGTAACACACAATCAACAAGTGGTGCAACTGAACAGGAAATAAAAGACATTAAAAATGAAATTCTTGCACAAGCATCTGGATATTCTACACATTTTTGTGAAATTAATGATGGTGTTAATGAAGAAGGTAAATTTACTATTGGTGTTAATGTTGATTTTAATGATGCTTCTGATGCTAATACATTTCATGCTTGGTTAAAACAAAAATACACAGATAATACTAGTTTATTAGAAACAGCAAGATCAAGAATTCATGATTGTTATCATGCTGCTGATGAAAATCAACCATGTATGATTGGTGATGTTTGGAATTTATAATATTAAAGTATTTATAATAAAGAATTATGAATCCTGATTTAAATGAAAATGTACAACACCATCAAATATTACCCGCAAGGTTAATTGATGAAGTTTCTTCAACAGAATATTATGTTGGTACATCAAGAAGTTTTTCTGATGAATCTAAACCTAATTGGAGAATCCAAAAAATATATCAGATAGGTAATGTTTGGCATTTTGGTTTCCCTAATGGTGATCAAGATTTTAAGTACATTTGGTCAGGTAGATTTGGTTATATATATAAACAATAAAATAGTGTATTATGAATAATATGAATAGAAATGATTTCGTTTACGAAACTTATGAATTTACAGATGAGGTTACTGCTCAACCGAATACATCTTATTCTGGCATATCTGGTCAGTCGGATGTTAATGCACCTCAGTGGAGAATAAAAAGGGTGTCTTTAAATACTGGTGTAACAACAATTGAATATCCAAATGGTGATCAGAGTTTCTCCTTTAAATGGAGTTTAAGAGGATCATACACATATGAATAATAAATTTCTATTATTTAAATTACTTATAAATCTTTTCAGTATTTATGTAAAAGCATATAAATGGCAACCTTTACAATTGATTTATTAACAGGACAAGTTTATCTTTTTACTGGTGATTTTACTGGTAGTGGAAGTACACCAACAAGCGGATCAACATATCCTGAAGTTAATTTATATTCAGATTTACCATCACCCGCAAGTGAAGCAGGTAAAATATATGTTGTAAGGACGAGCAGTGGTGATTATGTATTAAATAGAAAAGAAGCAGGTCTTTATTTTTCAAACGGTTCTGTTTGGAGAAGATTAGGTGACATACCTTCGTTTTTCACATCAGATAATTTTCAAATAATAGATGCTACTGATAACAGTAAGGGGATTGAGTTTGATGTTTCCGGATTAACAAGTGGTGGATTTAGAAAATTAAAAGTACAGGATTCAGATGGTACTATTGCATATATAACTGATTTAGATAGTAAGGTAGATACAAGTGCTTTTAATGATTATACTGGAACAACCGCACCAGATACATATGTTAATTGGACCTATTTTAGTGGTTATACCGCAACAACATTATCACTTATTAACACAAAACAAGATCAACTAATTGCAGGTAATGGTATATCATTATCCGGTAATGTGATTAGTGTAACAGGTTTCACATCAAATGCAACCATGCAATTAATTGATGAGATTGGTGGTCAAAGTATTAATAATGTAACAGCATCACCAATTGACTGGTCAACAGAGGTTTTTTCTGGAACATCTTTGAGTTATACAGGTGGTTCTCGTATTTATATACAAGAAAAGAATGATTATGATATATCATATGTATTAAATGTTAATAATGATACAGGTAGTGGTAAGAATATTGGTACTGTAGTTAGAAAGAACGCTAATGAAGATGTTACACCAATGAGTAGTACATCAGTAATGTTAAATTTCCAAAACGATTCAGGCACTAATATAATGCCCGTATATACTGTTTCTTTAGATGCAGGTGATTACATTGAAGTTGTTGGATTTAGAATCGGTTTAAGTGGTGAAGTTTACACAGTTGAAAATGGTTCTTGGTTTAGAATGTTAAAAAAATAATATATAAAAAATAAAAAAAAATGGCATTTAGATTTTTAATTTATAGAACGGATTTTGGTAACACCATTGTTCGTGAAAGTCCTACAGACACATCAACAGGTGGTACTGAATCATCATTAAGCAGTGATTTTATTATACCAAAAACTCAACCCCTTTATTTATGGAGAGTGACTGGAGGTACAACTGTAATACCTAATATAGATAGTAATATTTATGCATGGTTAGAATATACAGCACCCCCTGTAACACCACAAGATAATGCTACTGTTGGTTATGTGACCGGGATTACTGAAAATAAAATAGATAAATTAACTGGTGCAACTGATAGTATTGCAACATTTTTAGCTAATGGTAATATACAAGATAGTGGTTATTCTATTGCTGATATTACTGGTAGTAGTTCAGGTGTGTCATATGTAGTATTTAATGCCTATACTGCAGCAACTGATACTCGTTTAGTTAATATTGAAACTGATCTTGATACGGTATCCGGACAAACTGATACCAATACAACAGATATTGCAACAGTATCGGCTCAAACGGATACAAATACTACAGATATTGCAACTGTATCTGCAGAAACTGAGAATAAAATTGATAAGGTAACTGGCGCAACTGGAAATGTAGGTACGTTTATAGGTGATGGTAATTTAGAAGATAGTGGATATTCTATTTCTGATCTTACTGGTGGTACTGCAACAGGTGGAACACCAATTGAATTATTTACTGGATATACGGCAACAACTGATACGAGATTAACTAATATTGAAACTGATATTAATACTGTATCAGGACAAACAGATACTAACACATCTGATATAGCTACAATATCTGCAGCAACAACAAATAAATTAGATACGTCAATATTTAATTCATATACTGGTACTACAGAAACAAGATTACAAGGTATTGAATCAGATATTGATGTAATGTCTGGAATAACTGAAATAGCATTAACTGGTGCAAGTAATGGACTTACTGTTTCAGGTAGGGACGTATTATTAGGTGGTGTATTAACTCAAGATACGACAATAAGTGGTACATCATATGATTTCACTGTTAATGTTTCTGATATTACATTACAATCAATAGGTGTGATTGATATTTTAGATACAGGTAGTAATGGTATAAATATTGAATCTGATGGTGGTAGTATTGAAATTGTTGGTAATACTTCACTTTCAGTACCAGTAACTAAATTAACAATAAGTGAAACACAATTATTAGTTACAGATGGTAGAGGAACACCTAAAGGTCTTGAATATAATGGTGATTATTCACTAAATTTCACAAATGAATCTCTAGTAACTAAAAGATATGTTGATGTTGTAGCATCTGGTTTAATACCAAAAGCAACTGTTCAAGCAGCAACAACCACAGATATTGATCTTACTGGTGGTACTTTTGGTGGTACTGTTGATGGTTATACTGTTTTAAATGGTGATAGGATTTTAGTTAAAGATCAAACACTTGGTGAAGAAAATGGTATATATGATTATGTTAGTAGTGCAAGTACTTTTATACGTTCTACTGACTTTGATGGTACTCCGGATGGTGAAGTAACTGATGGTAATATTGTTCCGGTATTAACTGGTGATACACAATATAATACAGTATGGATATTAGTTACACCTGATCCAATTACAATAGGTACAACTGAACTTGAATTTACATTATTTAGCACACCTCATGAATTAATTGCGGGTGTTGGAATTGATATTAGTGGAAACACTATTTCAGTGGATGGTGCAAGTTTAGCTGGTAATTCAATTGCGTGGACAGGTGATACCTTTAATGTGGATATTTCAAGTGGTACACTTGCAACGGCATTAAACAGTAAAACTGATTTAACTTTATTTAATTCATATACTGGTACAACTGAAACAAGATTAAATGGTATTGAATCTGATATTACATCTTTATCTGCTGAAACTGCTACAAAATTAGATACTTCAATATTCACAGGTTATACTGCAAATACAGCATCTAATGAAATCTTTTTAATTCATACAGGTGGAACTGATCTTAATACAATTATTGCAACAGCAATTGATTGGAATATTGTTGATATAAGTGGTTCATCTTACAGTTTTACAGGTGGTACTGATGTTACTATTTTAGAAACCGGAGTTTATGAAATAAGTTATAATATACCATATAATTCAGAGACAAACAATGATGCTGCTATTGGTGCAAATATAATATTAAATAACACAACAGTTATTAATGTAACTGCATCAGGTAGTTGGACATCAAGATCGGGATCGGCAAATAGTAATAGTATTCCATCAATTATTATATCGATAACAGCTAATGATGTTCTTACTTTAGCAACATTTAGAACAGAGGGTGATGGTACTGTAACAAGTTCACCTAATGGTAGTTTATTAATTAAAAAGAAAAGTACATTACAATAAAAATAGTTAAATGGCTGCAGAATATTTTTTATATACTACGGAATATAATAATACATTAATAGATAGGAGCAATGATTCATTTGCTCCTTCACCACCTTATGGGGAGATATTAATTGATTATTTTATACCCACTAATCAACCACTTTATTTATTTAGAGAGAGTGGTGGAACTATTATTGAAAATAATCAAAATACAATTAATACGTATTTGGATTCAATAGCACCACCTCCACAACCAGAAGATAATGTTGAGTATGAATCATTTACTGGATACACAGCTACAACTACAACACTAATTGATACAAAATTAAGTCTTAGTGGTGGTATTATTACTGGTGGTGTAACCGGAACAACATTAAATCTAAGTGGTTCTTTAGATGGAACAACTGTAATATTAACTGGTGCTTTTAGTGGTACTACTGGTAGTTTTTCCAGTGATGTATATATAGGTAGTAGAGTTATAGCACCTAATATTTCAACAGGTGGTACACTCAATGATTATATGGTAACTTGGAATCCAAGTACTGGTGATTTTAGAACCATTAGTCCAAGTGGTGACTCAAGTATATATTGTTACAATGATTGTAGTGTCCAACAAGATAACACAACTGACACAAATGCTACATTTATGACAGAAACATGGGATTTACCAGATGGTTACTATGAATCTGAATATAATGCTGTTTTTGGTAACGGTAATCTTAATCGTTGTGCTATTGTTTGTTTCTTATTCGATGGTGCTGTTGTTGGTTATTGTAATTTGATGAAAACCAATGATGCTAATGTTATAACAACTGCATATATAACACAAAATGGTCAAGTAACTGGTGGAACATCTCATACTTCATCGATAGTATATAGACAGTGCGGTGGTGGAACGGCAAGTATTTATTATGGTGCAATGAGAATACAAAAAATAGGATAAAATGAATACGAAGAAACATTTAATAGCGTATCAGATTAGTGGTCAAACCGTAGGTATTGACATTACGAAATTCAATAATAATGATTTAAATGGTAATGAACCATTTAAAATTATTTTAAGTGGTGATACTATTCCTAATAATTATATCAACATTGATAGTATTGAAAATTGGGATAAATTTGGTTTAGAAATAGCTAATGATTATAGTGTTATTCAATTTTCAATAAAAGAAATTATTGAAATAAAACAATGGTCTGGTTTAACTAATGTTGAAAAAGATTTAGCTATTAAATATTATGCATATTCTGATCCAGTGTCTGCTGTTATTTATCTTATGACAACAAAAGGTATGTCACAAGCACAGGCACAACAATTTGTATTAATTTCATGGCATAAACATCATTTACGAAATATTATTGCATATACTCAAAGATGGAATTATGCAAAATATGTAACATTAGTATATCTAAATAGAGATGATGCTGAAGACCTTTTTAATACAGTAAAAACATTAATTGATTTATATATAGAAACTGGTATTATAGGTGTTGATTATAATTACACTAGTGATGGTATTATTGATTATATATATTCAATACATGGATTTACCGGACAAGGACTTGAAGAAAATAATTATAATTTATCACAAGGAACATGGACAGATTTTAAAGATGCTTTAAATAATGTTGTTGTTTGTGGTATTTATGATAAATATAATGATATAGAATAATGGCTAAACAAGAAACAAATTTTTTAGAAATATTATTTCGTAATTTATTAATTGGGATGACTGTTTATAATGATAGTGATATACCATTAGTTATAGATGAATTAAATTATGATCCAATTATTAAACATATATTTATTAAATCGGGTGATGATTCATATAAAATGAGTATAGATAAAAATTATGATTTCGAGATGGATAATAATTTCACTAAAATAGTACCAAATAAAGAAAAAATTAAAGGTAAAAGAGATAGATAATTATGGATTATTCAACATTCACAAATAAAAAGTTCTTCATTAAACAGAACAGTACTTTACCTGAAATAAAGTATGGTTTAACTCAATTTATTAGAGATAAATATGATATTACTGATGAAATGTTAGAGAATGTTGCTGTTACTTTTTCAATGATTGATACTGAAACTGGTATTTATCGTATTGCAAATGTTGAAGCAAAGTTAGTTAAAGTCAATACTGATGAACGTCTTGATGAAGCTAAATATTATCTTGCATATAGATTTAAATTACCACAAACAAAAAAACCCGGTAATTATCAAGGGGAATTTGTCGTAGATTTCTTAGGTGATTATTGTGGTAAAATTACACTACCTACCGATGATACAATTGAAATATTTATATCACCTTCAATAACAAAAACTACAGTTGTTTAATATTTAGTTTATTTATTAACTTTTTTCTATTATCTTTGTTTTAAATCAAAGGTAATTTTATTATGTCAAAAGTTATTTTCGTTGTCTATTGTGAAAGAATTAGGAAAACAAATACCTATCAACTAAATCATCAATATAATATACAATTCAATGATCGGATAAGCGAATTATCTCGTGATTTAAGATCATTCAATAAAAAAATTAAAAAGTGGGAATTAAATGTTGAAGGTCTTTTCAATTTAATGTCTCGATATAAAAAATCAAATAAAATATTTTTCGCATTTGGACTTGATGATGAAACCATTGAAAGCGGTAAGAAAGAATTCATTGAATTGGTCCAAAAAATGAAGATAAATCAAGTAGAAAAGGATAAAATGCTTGTAGAACTTGAAAAGAAGAAAAAACTTTGGGTTAATAAGAAAGAAGAACTTGAAGTTACTTATTTAAAATATTGGGATGTTTTACATAATAAGTTAAATGAGGGTGTTAAGTTATATCCTCATCAGGTAACAGCAGCAATGTTTTTAAATGAGGTGAAAAATGCACTCCTATCTCATGAAATGGGGTTAGGTAAAACTTTATCAAGTATTGCATATATTGAATTAAATACATTTGAAAAAGTATTTGTGATTACACCTAATTCATTGAAATTCAATTTTTATGACGAAGTTGAAAAATTCACCGGAAGTAAATCACATATAATTAATTGGAAAAAAAATAAATATTCAATTGAAGAAGCTAAATATGTCATAGTTAACTATGATTATTTCCGTACTGGTGATAAAAAGAAAATGAATATTAAGTGGAAAGAACTTGGTATAACTAAAATAGATACATTAATATGTGATGAGTGTCATAAGTTAAAAAACACTAAATCAAACACATATAGAAATTTTAAACGAATATTCACAAATAAAACCCCAAGTAAAATATTTCTATCCGGTACTCCTGCCCCAAATAGAGCGTATGAATTATATTCCGTACTTAATCAAATATCATCGTTAGATTTTCCAACAAAAGAATATTTTTATGAATATTTTTGTGGGATTAAGTATGATAAAGAAGAAGGTGGGTGGGTAACAAATATAGACGATACAAGATTTGAGGAATTATATCATAAGATAGCACCATATACACATCGTAAAAGAAAAAAAGAGGTCCTTACCGATCTTCCGGATAAAATATATCAGAAAATACCATTAGAGATTTCAAGTATTGATTACCACACATATTACTCAATTGCTAAAGGTGTTGCAAATAATTTCATAGCTGATCCTACTCAAAACCCATTGACTCAGATGCTGAGATTAAGACAATTTCTCTCATCATTAAAAATAAAACATATTTGTGAAATTGTTGAAGCTGCTATTGAAACAGGAGATAAGATAGTTATTGTTGATATGTTTAAAGATAGTCTTTACGCATTGAAAGAAAAATTTCCAGATATTTCTGAACTACATACAGGGGATCAATCTGTTGAAGAAAGAGCAGAGGTTGTTAGAAGATTTCAAGACCCGAATAGTAATATAAAAATATTTTTGGGTTCAATTCAAACATGTAATTATGGTCTTACTTTAACTGCTGCAGATAAATTATTTATATTATCTTTACCATTTTCCCCCGGTGAATATGATCAAGTTGCAGATAGATTACATAGGATTGGACAAAAGAATGTTGTTAATATATATTCATTAATTTTTTTAGAAACCATTGATGAGTATGTTTATGGTAGAATAGAAACTAAAAAAACAGAAATTGCGAAAGCAATAGATAACGAGGATTATACTTCTGTTGCTAATGAATCAATATTATCAGAAGTTGTTGAAATGATAAAAAAAGAATATGGGTGAAATTTATGTACCGGGTGATAACCCAATGAATGATGTATTATTGGAATTATTAAATTATGATCAAGATATTACAGATGAAAAAATTCAAGGTAAATTATTTAATCGTTTAGCTAATGTGTTATTAATGGTAGGCATTAATGATGAGGATATTAAATATTTAGATTATAAAATAAAAAAAAATAATGATATTGCTTATATGGTGGTTGGTAATAATATTATAACAGCATTATGGTTTGTGGGCATTATTCCGTATAATTGTGAAGAAGTTATGAAAATTAATTATATTGTTTTTAACAATAGGAAATATAAATATAATAAAAAAACGAAGAAATTATCATGGAAAAAAATAAACGAGTAGTTGGTGTATTATTTTCGGGGGGGTTAGACTCTACATATTTAGTTTGGAAAAATTTAAAAGATGGTAATATTGTTCAACCAATTTACATTGAAATTGAGAATAACACTAATAAAACTAAATTAGAGAAAAATCGTATTGAACTATTATATAAGGAATTTATTAAAGAATTTTCTTCAGATAATATTAAATCAGTTAATTATCCATTAAGTGTTGGTGTTAATGGTGGGTTTAATTCTGTGTCATTAAAACAAGTACCTATTTGGATAATGGGTTTATTAACCTCACAAAATAATTCACTTTTTTATATCGATAATATTACTGAATTACAAATTTCGTATGTATTAGGTGATGATGCAATTTCATATTTAGATGATATTAATTCAATTTATAAAGCATATAATAAAATTGCATCTCAACCACTTGTTCCACTTAGATTTCCGATGACAAAAACATGTAAAAATCAAATCGCAGATGCATTACCACAACAATATTTAGATTTAATTGTGTCATGTGAAGAACCAAGAAACGTGAACGATGAATCTGAAATATTTGATTATGATCCATGTGGTTATTGTGCAGCATGTAAGAAAATAATTAATTATGAGGGTTTTGGTGGTGGTCATTCTGAAAAATATAATAAAAAGGTGGTAGATAATGCATTATCTATATTAAGAAAATCTGATCAATATAAATGGGAAACTGAATACGATGAGAAAAAATTATTAGAAAAGCACACATATACTATTGAACTACCAATAGAACAAAAACAAGTAGAACCTGTACAACTAAAATTAGAATTACATTTTCCATATCCAGATGAAACGTGTTTAGCAAGTACTTGTGATAGTGAAGACTTATTAATGAAAGCAAGTCATGAATAAAGTAGATATAATAAATGAGATTAAACCATTTTTAGATGGTTATAATGAAGATTTAAAATATTTAGTTGATGTTCAGGTTGATAATTCAACAAATCAAGCTGAGTGTGTTATACATCCACCCGGAGAACCTAAAAGAATTGAAAAAATAAAATTCGAACCTTTCATGTATATGAAAGATTTAAAGAAGCATGGTTATAAGTTGTATGGTGGGAATAGATTGCTCCAAAAAACTAACATGGACCTGTTTGGTATTAAAGTAAAAAAATTAGAAACAGGTAATCAAAAAAGATTAGTCGATGGGTATTGTTTTAAGATAACAAGTAGTGTATCATTTAATGCCATAACAAATTTTCTTAAAAAAGGTGGTATCGATCCATATGGAAAAAAAATAGACACAAATGGTAGGTGGATAAAAGATCATAATGGTAGATTTATGTATAAAAACCGTGATTTATTTTTTAATGTAAGACCTGCTGAACAATTTTTAATTAATAAAAAGGCAAGATTGTTCAAAGGATATGAAGAATACAGAGATGTTCATAAAGTAACGTTCGATATTGAGACCACAGGTTTACGACCTGAAATTTCAAGGGTGTTTGCTATTGGGGTGAAAGATAATAAAGGTCCTGAGTATATTTTAGAAGTTGATAAGATTGATGATGATGAATCTGAGATTAAATTAATTAAGGAATTTATTGAATTATATGTTAAAATATCACCTGCTGTAATATGTGGATTTCACTCAGAAGAATTTGACTTTCATTATATATTAAAAAGATTAGAGATTTTAGGTTTTGATGTTAGCACAATACGAACAACATTAAAGTCTGGGATTAATTTAAAAAGAAAACCAAATTCATCAGTAAAACTAGGTAATGCTGCTGAAAAATATACAGCAACTGAAATTTGGGGTTTATCTGTTATTGATATTTTACATGCTGCGAAAAAAACTGCTGCTGTGAACACAGATATTAAAAGAGTAAATTTAAAATATCTTGCTAAATTTGAGGAAGTTGCAAGAGATAATAGAACATATATACCCGGAGAAGATAATGATATTGGTAGATATTATCATGAAAATCCGTATTTTGTTGCAAACGATAAGAATGTTTTTTTTGAAATACCTAAAGAATATCAACACATTGGTGGTAAATTATATGAATTACAGCAATATAAAAAAGATTTAACTGCTCAAGATTATAAAGAAACTAGAAATAACATATTAAAAGAAAATTCTCAATTTGTTAAATGGTTTAAAGAAAATGCTCTTCCTGATAACATGAATCGTTTTGTAACAGGAAAAGAATTGGTAAAATTATATCTTTCTGATGACCTTTATGAAACAGAACAAATTGATGAACTGTATAATCAATCATCATTCATGTTAGCTAAGATAGTACCAACCACTTTTCAGAGAGTTTGTACTATGGGAACAGCAGGTATTTGGAATTTATTATTAACTGCTTGGAGTTATGATCGTGATTTAGCTATACCACATTCAGATGTTAAAAAGAAATTTTCTGGTGGGTTAGCTAGAACATATAAGATTGGTTTTTATAAGCGATTGGTTAAGATTGATTATGCTTCACTATATCCAATGGAACAATTAACTTGGGATATTTTTCCGTTCTTTGATATCACTGGTGTAATGAGAAAAATGTTGATTTATTTAACGACTGCACGTAATATATATAAAAAATTAGCTAAATCAATACCATTGAATGAAGAAGAGGTCCTACTTATGGAAAGTATTGACCCTGAAAATTATAATAAATATATAAAAGGTACTTTAACTGATAAGGACCGGAATATGTTTGGTGTTAAACAATTACCTGTTAAGATTTTGAACAATTCACAGTTTGGTGCATTGGGTGCGGATGTGGCATTTAATTGGTCTGATAATATGTGTGCTGCTAGAATTACATGTTGTGGTAGATTAGATTTAAGACAAGGAACAGCATGGTTTAAAAAATATGGTTGTGTTCCATTATTAGCTGTAACTGATGGTATTAATTTCCATATACCTGATAATACTAAGATTAGGGTAACTGATGAGGGGGTAACGATGGAAACCACAGAGGGAACTATTGAAGAAATGTGGAAATATGGTGGTGAGGTCGGTATTGCAGCTTTAATTGAAAAATACAATGTAGAGGTGATGGTATCACCAAATATGTCTGTTGATAATGATGGTGAATTTCTTGCTGGTGTAAATTTAGCACGTATTAATTATGCTCTTCTTCAAGAATATAAAGATAAGAAAAGTGGTGAAATTAAAACTAAAGTTAAACTTACTGGTAATACGATAAAATCAAAAGCATTGGCTGAGTATATTGAAGAATTTGTTGGTAAGGGTTTAAGAATGATTCTTGAAAATAAACCAGTGGATTTTGTAAAATATTATAATGAATATGTTCAGCAAATTTTTGATATGGAAATACCGTTGAAAAAAATAGCTAATAAACGTAGATATAAAAACAATATTAAACAATATCTTAATCGTGGTAATGATAAAAACGGTAAACCATTAGCTAAACAAGCACACATGGAATTAATTCTTCATCAAAGGGAAAAGATTGCTGAAGAATTATTTCAAGAACATAAAGCAAATTTAGATATTAAATCAGAGGAAAATCTAACAATTCAAGATAAACTAAATATGATTGAGGTATATATGCCACCAGAACCTGAATTAGATAGTACTATTTATTATTATAATACAGGGTATCGTGCATCACATGGTGATTCTGATCAGGTAAAAGATATAGAAAGTAAAGAATTAAGACCTGTAGCTATTTTAATTGATAAAAATACCCTTGTAGATAATCCAGAATTAATTGGTGTATATAATATAGATAAATATTTAAAAGCATTTAATAAAAGAGTGAGTAAAATTATGGTTGCTTTTGATCCTGAAATTAGAAAACAGATGCTTGCTAAAATTGTAAGAACAAAAGAAAAAGATAAAGAAGGTAATAAATTTGAAGTTACTAGATTAGAAAGGTGTAAACTTACCAGAGATCAATTAGAATTAAAAGCATATGATTTAGATGATTATGATGAATCAATGCATTTAGAAGAAAAAGAAATTGAATTTTGGTCAGAATATGGTTATGATCCTCGTTTAGTTTGGGATGGGTTTAAAATGAATGAAGATAATAAAATTCATTATGATGTTTACGAACATGCATTAAAATTTGTCTCAGATAAAATGATAGAAGCTGGAAAACCACCTGTTAAATCAGTAAATGATAAAATTGAAAAAGGTGATTATATTTTAATTAAAAATCAATTAATATATAGTCTTGGTTACCATAATGGGAACTATATACAAATTGTTAAGGAAACTGTTGATGTACCAAAAACAGAATATGAATTGGAACTGGAAGCTAAATTAATGGCACAGAAAGAACAGGAAGAAAAGGTGGAACGTGAATTATATGAAAAAGAACTCGGTGATCATAGAAAAAAATATTACATTAAATTCAGAAAAAGTGTATTAAGTAAGATACCTACACTTTCTGAAATTAGTTTTACTGATTTTAGTGAATTAGGTGATGAATATATGCAAATGTTAGATGATTTCATCAAAACATCACAACAACCAAAATATTCTGAATATGATATAGATAGTTTATAGTGTATATTCAATAATAACAAGTATTTATATTAAAAATACACTATTATGAAGAAAAAGGATATAACAGAAATCATAAATAATGATGGGGAATTGATTGGTAGTGATGATATTCCACAAAATGGTTCTAATCTATCAACTCAAGCAAATAATACATCTGATTATAATGCACAAATTGGTCACCAACCATTTCGATATGACATGTTGGGACGTTTTGGTTTTACTTTATTACCATTCTTTGAAGGTGTTGAAAAAGGACCAAATGATTTGTTAGATGATTTAGCTAGATATATGTATGATACATATATGAGTACTTTAGAACATTATTATCGTAATCCTGAGAAATTAAAAAGTGATTTTCGTAAGAAATCTGAACTTGATTTTGAAACTGATGAAAGTAATGAAATTGATTATCAACAAGCAGAAGAAGTTCTTAATATAGTTAAACCACATTTCGAAAAATCCTTAAAAACATTAGATGAAAATTTAAAAGAAGGTATTGATGAGGGTTCATTCATTGAAGGTAAATTATTAGATAAAGAAGAAAAGAAAGAATTTTCTGAAAAAACCAAAGGCAAAGATGTTATGAATAAACAAATTTCTAAAATTGCTGGTTTAATTAATAAACTTGATAATCCTGAAAAAAATAAATTATTAAATTTATTAGAAACTGGTAATGAATAAGGAACTATATAATAAAACGTTTAATTTACCACCTAACATCCTTTCTACGGTACAATCTGCATTAATGAATACTGGAACGGGTAATGGAGTTAAAAGGGCAAAATACCTACTTAAAAATGGTAATGTAACGTATCAGAATTTAAAAAGATTAAAAAACTATTTTGATCATTTTGATCAAACAAAAGATAGTAGTGAAGAATATAATCTTGCCGGGGGTAATGCAATGAGGGAATTTATTGACGTAACTTTGGGGAGAGAGAGAAATGCTGTTGATAAATCTAAAGAAATTAAACAAGATATGTCTGTTGATGTTAATCAAGGTTTGAAACCCGAAGGTAATCCTAGATTAAATGAAGCTGATGAAGAAAAAGAAGTTAAACAAAATGCTTTAGGTATCATAGTTAATAAGGATAATAAGATATTACTGTTAAAGAGAGTTGAAAATCCTGAAATTTGGCAACCGGGTAAATGGTCATTAGTTGGTGGTGGTATTGAAGATGGTGAAGAACCAAGAGTTGCATGTCAAAGAGAAATTAAAGAAGAAACAGATTTAGATATTGATAAATTTATACATTCATATGATATTCAAAGAAATCCAGATAGTGCTGAACATATTTTTGTTGCGAGATATAATGGTGATGATCATGATATAGAACTTGATAAAAGTGAAAATACTCATTATGGTTGGTATTCTCCACAAGAAATAAAATTTTTAGATCGTGTACCTAATTTAATTGATTATGTGAATTTAGCATTTAAGAAATATGATTAAAGTATTTATAATAAAATAATATTATATAATAATAACCAAAAATGAGTAAATTAGAAAAAAGCGGTGCTGAATTTAGAAAAAAAGAAATAGCAAGAAATGAATTTGATGGAAATGATGAGTATAGTGTTTCACATCCCAACGCTATGTCAGACGGTGATGAGAAAGGTAAGGGAATGAATAATTGTCAAGCTGGTAGTTTAACTGATATTAAAACCAGACAAAAACAAATTGCAAGTAATAAATATAATTCTAATCGTGAATATAACGATAGTACTGCGTAATGTCAACAGAGAAGAAAATATTATTCTCAAATATTAAGAATTCTAGAAAAAGATTATTAAAAGAAGCGTCTAATAATGATATAATTGATGCTATTAATGGTCGAAAAATTCTTTATATTTATTATTCAGGTGATGATACTGTATTAAAAGGATACAGAACCATTAAACCATATGTGTTTGGTGTGCACGGTGATTCAGGAAATGAGGTTCTAAGAGCATGGCAAGATGCTGGTTCTAGTGATAGTTATGCTGGTTTAACTAATAGAAAAAGACAAGGACATGAATATGAGTTTGATACTAAAGGTAGAATTAAACCCGGATGGAGATTATTTCGTATGGATAAAATATCATCAATATTACCAACTGGTGAGAAATTCAGTGATACAAAAGCACCGAATAATTATAATCCCGCTGATAAAGATATGGCAAATATATTTGCTGCAGTTACTATTCAATCAAAAAAAGGTACTGAATTTAAAAATATTGATACAATTAATCAACCAGATGTTGTTAAAACTAAGTCTGCTTTTGATACACAAACACCCGGATTTAAACGATTCTTTAAAGCAGCAGAAAAAACAAGAGATGTTACTAAAGATGAAGTACGTCATTTATGGGATATAAATAAAAAAATTAAGAAAAAATCACCAAATAAGATGTGGATTGTTCAAACTGAAAAGGGTGATATGGTATTAAAAGATGAAAATGTTAAAAATAAATTACCACCTGAACAGGTTGTTGGTAATTTAAAAGATTTATATACTAAATTTATACTTCCGGATGTTGAAAAACCAACTGAATTTTTTAATACACAAGAAAAAACAATAAATTAAAGACTTTTTCTTTAAATCTAAGTATTTATAAAAAATAATAAAATTTTATAATTTAAAATAATGGCAGAAATAGACTTAACTGGAGTAAAAGAAGAAATTAATAAAAGAAAAGCTGCAACTGGACAGGTTAATGAAAGCGGTAATAATGTACAAAAAAAAGATATATTTTTACAGGGTTTAATAAATTCACTTCAATCTGGACAACCTAGTGAAGCAACTCAAATGATTTCTGAAGTTGAAGTTAGAACAAGTGAAAAATTAGGTGAATCTCCAAAAAGAACAGCAATGGCATCTGATTTAAAGACAGCACCACCTGTTGTAAATGTGCCAGTATCACCACAGAACAATCAACCAGTACCGAATAATGGTGATGGTAGAGAAATGGGGATGTATGAGGAAATGGAAAGAAGAACTAAAGAACTATTTAGGGGTTCTCCTAATGGTAATCCAGTAAATTATCCAACACCAACACAGGGGGTAACACCAACACATCAGGGTGTATTAAACGAGGGACAGTTACAACACACTGTGAAGAATGTAATTGATCAAAATTTTCAAATTATTGTTGAAGGTGCGATGAAAAATACGGTTGTTAATTTATTCACCGAAGAAAGAATAAAAGGTGTTATTAATGAAAGTCCTGCAATCATAGAAACATTATTAAATGAAAATCGTGATTTCATTAAAAATATGGTTGTCGATGTCATTAGAGAATTACAGGATAAAAATAAAAAGAAGAAAGGTAGTAAGTAGACCTTATTTTTAAATGTTTTTATTGTATTTATGATATATATACAATAATTCATGTTAGGTAATGAGTAAAATACCATTAAAAATAAGGAAAATTATAATTTCAGAACTTCTTGATTTAAATAGAGGTCAAATTTATCAAGACTTTACCGATGGTAAAGAAACCCGCAATTCATTTTGGGCACTTCAACCGGACACAGTTCAAGAATATGGTGGTGAAAAATTCACAAGCGATAATTGTGTTGGGTGTAATGATGATGTTAATGAAGATTTAGAATATTCACATGTTGATGATGCAACTAAGGATGAATTTGAACTTAGTGAAGAAAGAAAAAAATCATACATGCCAAATTCAAAGACAGTTACTGTTAAGAAAAAATGTAGACTTGGTGGTTTAGGTAATACTTCTGCTGCTTGTAATCAAGGTGATATTTCAAATTTAGAATTTAAATCAATAAATGAAGATGGTAGTGAGAATGTGTTTAATATCACACCTGAAATAAAAGATTATGTTTCGAAATTTAAATCAGATGAAGAATTATTAAGAAGTGGTGGTTTACCAATTGAATTACTTGATATGGTAGCTCATGGTTTTACAGAAGAAAATGTGAAACAATTAATGCCGGATCAATTAAATATTAAATGGAAAGATGATCTTGATAATGTCAAGCATGAGATAAAACATAAAGGTCTTTCTGATGAAGAATATGCTAATAGTATTGATTTAAGTGAACCTGTTGATGTTGTATATGAAAATGATAAATTTTATGTTGATGATGGTCACCATAGATACTATGCTGCTAAAATATTGAATAAACCCTTAAATGTTAATCTTAAAATTAAATCTAATCCAATTAAAAAATTAGCTCCGGATATGGGATATGATGAATTCCATAGATATATTTGGAATTTAGTTAATTCGTCAAAAGAAGAAAATAAATTAAGTGAAATTGTTCGTGAAACATATCAAGAATTTATTGATGAAGATTTTGTTGCTCATGGACCTAATGGTGATGAAATGTTTATTAATCCAAAATCCATTGATAGAATGAAACCATACATCAGAGGTATTGCTGATAGTAATGGTAATTTATATTTAATTGATAGTCATAATTATATTCACACAACCATATCAAGATTGTTCAATCAAAGGGGATATCAATTACCAATTGAATTTGATTACCCGAAAGATCATAAAAGGTTTATTGGATTACAGAGAAATGGTGATACTAATGATTTTTATTTAAGTGAGTCATATACGAGCGATGAATATGTTGAAGAAAACTTAGATAATATTGTTAATATATTAGATAAAACAAAAGCAAAGAATCCTACATATGATTTCATCCCTGAAAATATTAAAAGATCACGCAGAGCATTGGAAATTAATGAAGTAACTGAAGGTGGTGGTTATTTAGTATATCATGGTTCACCAAAAGAGATTAAGAATTTCTCAGATGAATTTGTTGGTGCTAATGAAGCAACAGATCAAGAAGGTCCGGGTATATATTTTACAACATCTTATGATGATGCAAGAGGATATGGTGAATATGTTCATGTTGTAAGATTATCCCCAAGAAAATTAGTTGATGAATCATCACATGAAGATATATCACAGGAAGAGATAATTAAATTAATTAAAATGTCCTCGGATTGGGAATCTCATGCACAAAATTGGGCAGAAGACCCGGAAACAGGTGTATTAGCTGCATATAATTCATTAATGGAGTTCTCAGATAATGAAAAAGATTTATTTCAACAAATATGGTATGATTTCTTTAGATATAATCCACAAGAGTTTGTAAGAGGTATGGTTCAATTAGGTTATGATGGTCAAATAATCAATAAAGAAGAAGGTAGAAAACACATTATTATATATAATCCAAATGTTATTCAACTTCAAGATATTGAAAAAGATAAACCTGAAGTAAATGAAGAAGTTGATGGTCAAGATGTCACAGATCAAAACAATGCACTACAAAGTATCATTGACGGTAAAAGAAATATTGGATTTATTTCATTAGATAATGAAATAAATAGTATCTTTGAAAAATCCGGATTGAATAAATTAGGACCAATTAATCAAAAAGATTTAGGTAAAAAAAACAATTTTCATGTTGTTTATCGTCCAGAATATAAGAACGATGCATTGGAATTGTTTACAATTTTAGCGCAAAAAGGTGGGTATTTAAAAGACAATAATCCAAAAGAAGCATATAGAATAGGTAAATTATTGGGTTATACTGATAGTTCAATTAAAACATATAATGAGAGAAAATACGGTAATAATAATTTAAATGAGGGTAATATAATGACAATTCAGGAATTACCGTTTAAAGACGATATACAAAAACACGGTGGAAAAATATATTCTGTTGGTGGTGCGGTAAGGGATGAATTTATAGGTAAAGAATCTAAAGATTTAGATATTCTTATAACTGGAATACCTATGGATAAATTGGCGACAATATTATCGCAATATGGTAAGGTAGATGCTGTTGGTAAATCGTTTGGTATATTGAAATTCACACCAAAAGGTGGTGAAGAAGTTGATGTTGCTATTCCTCGTACTGAAGTTGCCTCTGGTGATGGTGGTCATAAAGGATTTGATGTAACATCTGATCATAAACTACCGATTGAAGATGATTTAAGAAGAAGAGATTTTACTATAAATGCTATTGCCAAGGATATTGATGGTAATTTAATTGATCCATTTGGTGGTCAACAGGATTTACAGAATAAAATAATTAAGGTTGTTAACCCGGAGGCATTTTCAGATGATCCTCTTCGTATGCTTCGTGCTGTTCAATTTGCATCAAGGTTTGGTTTTACTATTGAACCAAAAACATTGGAAATGATTAAAAAGAATGCTCGTAGAATTAATGAGATAGCACCAGAAAGAATAATAACTGAGTTTGATAAAATCGTTCAAAAAGGTGATGCTCGTTATGGTGCTCAATTATTAAAAGATACTGGTTTATTTAAGAATATATTTGGGTTTGATTTAAAACAATCAATGATTGATAGATATAATTTTGAAGGTGTTAAAACAATGGGTGAATTTATTTATCTACTTACTAAATTATCACCTAACCCTGCTGAGTTTTATAAAGAAACATTAAAGGGTGATATTGATACATTTAAAGAAATTAAAGCATTGGATTTTGCACTATCTTCAGATAATATTAATGATCCTGTTAAAAATAGATCAATAATTCATAATATGTTATCTGTTTCACCTAAAACAATACAAAGTGAATTATTACCTCAAAATTTAAAGGTAGCTGCTAATGAATTAATGTCCGGGAAATTCCCGAAGACGTTAAAGGAGTTAGATATTGATGGCAATGATCTTATGAGACTTGGTTATAAAGGTCAAGATATAGGTCAGACTTTAAAAACTTTATTAATTAAGGTCTACGGTGGTAAATTGAGAAACATTAAAGATGAATTATTAAATTCATTAAATCAATCGGGTAATTTAACTGAAAGTAAAAAAGATTCAAAATATAAAAACACTAAAGAGTCTCTTTTAAGATCAAAATCAATAAAAAAAGAGATGAAAGATAAAATATTACCATACCTTCAAGGTGGTTCAACATACCATGAAGGGGGTAGAGTACGTGGTTTACGTATTCCAAAAGTAAAAGGTAAATCCTTTGATGGTGTTAGTTTAGGTGCTGATAAAGATGGTTTTTATGTTTATACTCATAGAGCAGCATCTAAGAGATATGAATCTCCAGATAAAATATCAAATAAAGATATTAAATTTATTGAATCAACAGGGTAATGAGAAAAGAAAAGTTAATTAAAGAACAACAAAGAAATAAATTATTAGAAGATTCTGGTATTAATTTTGTTTCGGGTGCTGATTTTATATCAGTTGATATACAACCAGCATATCAAGATGGTTTTACTTTTGATATTTATTCATTTACTCAATTTCTTAATGAAAATTATAATCAAATGAGATTATTAACTTTTTTATTTAACGGTCCTGATTTGGGATTTCCGGATGAAAATGAATATCGTAGGTGGTTAATTGAAAATGGGTTGAATGAAGATATTGTTAATTCAGCAACATTTTATGATAAAGGTTATGCTTTTTTCAGGTATTGTATGGATGAAGGTATTGACGATGATGAGCTTGTTAATTTAATTAAATATATGATATCACATAATATCAATGATAGTAGAGAAATAGATGATGAAATGTGGAATGGATTCATGCGTGAATATGATTATAACCAAAGCGATATTAGAGATTTATTAGAAGTTGCCGATGATATGATTAATATCCCTGATTTAATGGAATTTCTTCAAAGATTTGGTGGTAAAATTGTATTATGTGGTGGTGGTATTAATGAATGTCTTAAAGAGGTTGAATTAGCATTAATGGCACAGGATAAAAATTATAACATATTAACTAAATATTCATATTAGTGGAAAAAATACAATATAGTGCTATTGTTTTAGACGATAGGTCCAGATTTAAATTATTCAAGAAATTACAGAATGTAATCCCTGAAGATTGGGAAAAAATTGGTGATCATATGACAATTAATATTGGTGAGATTGATGAAAAATTTGAAAGATATTTAGGACTCCCTGTTAAATTAAATGTTGATAAAATAGGTATTGATGATAACGTTATAGCTATAGCTGTTAATGTAACTGGATTACCACCAATAGATGGAAAACCACACATTACTGTAGCTATAAATAAAAAAAATGGGGCAAGACCATCGATGTCGAAAAACATACAAAAATGGGAAAATCTAAAAAGACCATTATATTTAGTTGGTAAAGTACAAGAAGTTCCTTATAATCTTTAATTAAAAATAATATAAATGAAAAAATTAGCTGTATACGACTTTGATGGTACGTTAATGAATACACCACATCCGGAAGAAGGTAAAAAAATTTGGAAGGAAAAAACAGGTGAAGATTATCCAAATATTGGGTGGTGGAGTAAACCAGAGACTTTAAATACAGATGTCTTTGACATTAAACCAATTCCTTCAATACATTCATTTTTACAGAAAGATGTAAAGGACATAGATACGTATGTAATTATCTTAACAAATAGATTATTTAAATTACGCCCGGAATTAGAGAACATCCTTAGATTAAATAATATTGTTGTTGATGAATTAATAACTAAATCCGGTAAAAGAACAAAAGATGATGTTATTAAGGGTTTTCTTGAAAAATATCCAACAATTAAAACGATTGATGTTTACGATGATATGATAGAAAATATTGATGATTATAAATCAATTCGACCCGATTTAGATAATGATGTTAAACTTAACATATATAATATAACCGATGGTAAAATATCGTTGGTTGAAACAAACAATAAACTTCTTCGAATTATTAATGAAGTATTAAGAACATTAATAAATTAAAAATGATAGTATTTATAAAAAAATAATATATTAAATTGTGAAAAAATCAACAAAAGAAGAATTCATAAAAAAAGCAATTAAAATTCACAACAATGAATATATGTATTCATTGGTTGATTATGTTGGTAGTAAGATAAAAGTTAGAATTATATGTAATAAACATGGTGGATTTTTACAAAGACCAAATGATCATTTAAGTGGTTATGGTTGTAAAAAATGTCAATATGATAAATTATCTAAATTAAACACTTTAACGTATGATGGTTTTCTGAAAAAAGCTAAAAAAAAACATGGTTATAAATATGGATATAATTTAGTTAAATATATTAATTCAGACACTAAAATTGAAATTATTTGTGAAAAACATGGTGTATTTATGCAAACACCACATAATCATTTTAATGGTAGTGGGTGTCCAAGATGTAAAGAATCAAGAAATGAAGAAAAAATTAGATTATTTTTAGAAAAATATAAAATAAATTATGAACAAGAAAAAAGATTTAATGATTGTATAGATAAATCATATTTATTTTATGATTTTTATTTACCTGATTATAATTTATTAATTGAATATAATGGTAAACAACATTATAAAAGTATTGATTTTTTTAATGGGAAAAATGGATTAAATGAAAGGAAAAAAAGAGATAAAATAAAACGTGATTATGTTATTAAAAATAATTATTATTTATTGGTGTTACCGTATACGTTGAATCAATGGAATAATGATTTAATTGAAGAAACATTAAAAAACACATTAAAAATATGAGTAAAATATCACCATATCATTTACCACAAATATCAGCACCGGAAGAAATCGTTTTTGAAAGATTGGTCGATGGTGGTTTTAGTTATGAAGTTATTGAGATTGATCCAAATGAATTAAAACCTATGCAACCATTTGTTTTTTCAGATAATATACAAGAATTTGATTCAACAACAATACCTAAAATTTGGATATCGAAAGATAATGATATTATAGATGGTCATCATAAATTTGTTTCAGCATTAAATGCTAATCAACCAATTAAATGTATTAAGATTAGTTTGAATGGTAAAGATGGTGCTAGAGAATTAAATAAAATTCAAGATATTTACGAATATGAAGAACAACGTAATTTAGAAGAAGTGGTTCTTCAAAATGTAATTAATCAAGAAAATGATCAAGATGCAGGTATCGATGAAAATGACTTTTTAAAAATGTTGGAAGAGGCAACTATTGAAAATTTACCGGAAACAGGTAATCAACAAACATTGTTTGCTTATCGAGATAAACCAATTTCTGAAAATTCTGTAGTTGGTAATTTTTTCATGTTAGAACCTGTAGATGGTTATGATAAATATGAAATAGATTTTGAAAATTTATTAGATACAAATGATCTAGGTATTGATTTTAAAAGTGGTCAAAAACCACCACATATATTAGCAAAAAATTGGTTTCCAAATATTGATTTTGAATCATTAAGTCAACCATTTGGTATTCCAGTAGATAATTTAAAAAATAAGGCAGTTGCTGAGAAAGCCAAAAGTCTTGGATATGATGGTATTAAATACGGCAACACAGTAATTCAAGGATTAAAATAAGCAAGATATGAAAACATGGAAAATTACAAATATCACACCAACGTTAAATAAACGTGCTGCAAAATATAATTCAACTATTAATATTGAGTATGTTGATGATATGGAAAAGAAAAGTTTTAGTATTAAACCAAATGAAGTGGCATTATTTAGTGCTCCATCATTACCAATATCATTACATCGTTATAGTATGGAAAATATAATTACCATAGTTGAAATAGGTGAAAAAGCATTAGGTGATATTATTAAATCTGGTAATGTAAAACTAAAGAAGAAAAAAACAGTTGAGACAACAACTACAACTAAGAAATCAAAAGCAGGGAGAAAACCAAAACAAAAAACAACAATACCAAGTAAATCAACAACAACAAAAACAGCAACTATACCTGTTGAAAAACCCTCATCATCAGAGGAATAGTTATAAACTAAAATACATATAAGAAAGGTCAACTAAAAAAAGTTGACTTTTTTTTTAAAAAACCTTTGATCTTTCCATACTTTTCAATAATTTGGTGTATTTATAATTAAATATATTATTTTATAAAAATTTATAATTTTATGGAAGGTAAAACAAGAATATTATTCTACAATGTGGACGGTGCTGGTGTAAATTATTTTAGAACACAAACACCTGCAATGGAATTAGAAAAAAATCATTCAGATGAATTTTATACAGAGATAAATCCACAATTGGACTTTAATGATCCAAAAACAATTGATTATTTGAAATCATTTCATATAATTCATTATCACAGACAATTATTACCAAATACAAAGAAAATGCTTGCCTTATCTAAGGAATTAAAAGCAAATGGAACGGTCTTAATTCTTGATATTGATGACTATTGGTATCTACATAAATTACATCCATTTTATGGTATGAGTTTAGAGAAAAAAATGCATGAACCAATAATTGAAAATCTTAAAATTGCTGATTATATCACAACAACCACTGATATTTTTGCTGATAAAATTCGTGAAATAACAAAAAGGGATAATGTTACTGTATTACATAATTCTATTGATCCTGCTGTTATGAGACAATTTAAAGATAATAGAACAGAAGACCCGGATGGTCGTGTAAGGATTACATATATGGCTGGTTCATCACATAAGGTAGATGTTGAACAATTATATGGCGTTGTTAATTGGTTACAAGCAAATTCTGAAACTAAAGACAAATTTAAAATAATTCTTGCTGGTTGGGATACTGAAGGTAATACTACAGAAATAAAATTCAATAATGAATTTGCTGATGAGATGAAAATGAGGGGTTTTTGGAATCTGAGAATGGTAAAAGCAATTAATAAAACACGTGGTGATGTTGATAAAATTCCAGAAATACCTGAAGATTTGAAAGAAAAATATCGTGGGAAAATTTTTGACTCTAAACAAAGAGACATTAAATCAACTGAATCGGTATATTTTGATTATGAAAAGATTTTCTCTGATAATCATAGATTAATTGAAAATCAAGATTATTATGAATGGTTAATGAATTTTGAAAGAAATGTTAATTATGAAGATGAGGGTAATTATGGTAGAAGATGGACACAAAAAGCAAATACATATGCAACGACTTTAGATGAAACTGACATAGTGATTGCACCATTAGCAGATAATGAATTTAATAGAATGAAGTCTAACCTAAAACAAGTTGAATGTTGGACTCGAAAACTACCTATAGTATGTTCAGATATACCACCATATAATATTGATGGTAAACATATGGAAAATTGTATACTAATACCTAACGTAAAGAATGCACATAAATATTGGAAAAAACAGTTGAAAAAATTAATATTAGATGCTGATTTAAGAAAAAAATTAGGTGAACAATTACATGAGGATTTCAAAGAAAAATATAATTTGGTTAATGTGACTGAAAAACGTGCTGAACTATATAATAAAGTTATTGCTAAAACATTAGAGACCGTATAATGAACATAATTAAAAAATTCTTCTTTAATATTTGGGTCGGTTTAAGAATGGTCTTAATTTATCTTGCGATTGCACTTCGTAACACTGAGGTTGAATTATTGAAAGCTGATCCTAATAATCTCAATGAGAGGGATAAGAAAGTTACGAGAGTAAGACACCGTAATCAAATTTTAGAAAAGTTTTATGCTGGTCAAACAGATCAGAAATATGTTCAGGATTATTATGAGTTGTTAAAAAAGGCAGATAGTTTTATGCGAAATGCAACTAAACATAAAAAAGCAGTTGCAGCAGATCAATGGGGTATGAATGTTGGTAGAAAAGATAAATATGGTAGAAGTTATGATCATATTGGGTTTTTCGATGCATCTCATAAACATGCAGGTAAAACAGTTGGTGAAGTTATTGATATTGAAATGATAGAGAGAAGGACCACTGAAGATGATTATGAATTATTATATATTTTTGATAACACACCAATACAAGCACCATTATCTAAAATGGATGATTTGGAAGATGTGTATGCAACACCTAAACTATTAGAATTTCCAATAATAATTAATCATGATGACCCGGAAACTATAAATAAAATTGAACAACTAACATCATTTCTTCATGTTAAGAAATTGGGGTTTGAACATCGACAATTTGAATTATTTATTGATAATAAATATAAAACATATGAAAAAGTTACAGAAGATTCTGAAATATTTAAAGAATTAATTAAATTTAATTCAATATATATTAAGAGTCCATATGGTGAATTAATCGGATTTGTTGTTAATGATTACATAAAAAGAATAAATTATAAAACATATGATGTATGGATATTTCAGGGTACTGAAATGGATACAATAAAAATTTAATATTATGACTGATTTTTTAGATAATTTAGAAGATTCCCTTAAGAAAGGTGATTTTAATTCAGAAGCTGCAAAAAAAATAAAAGATGTTAGTGATTTAGCTGAGATGAAAGCTAGTGGTACTACTACCGAAGAATTAGAAAAAAAAGTAGAAGGGAGATATAAGAAATCTGAAATTAAGAAAGTAGATGAGAAAACTGTCGATGATTTAAATGAGGAATATAAAAAGATAATGGAAGATAAAGCACATGAAGAAAAAATATTATCCTTACATGCTACATTGATAAATCAAGACAAATTAATAGATGATGAATTATTTAATTTAGTTGATCTCATCAAAAGAATAAAAGAAAATTATAAACCTACCGATAAAAATTGTAAAGATTTATTTATTAAAGTGAAAACTATAGAGGATAAATATAAATTTAGTAAATAAATAATTTATGACTATATTACATTCATACATCAACTACAAGAATGAAGTACCGTATCACTTTAAAGAAGATAATGCAATTTTCTTAAATTTTTACTCGTATTTACTTAGTTACATACTGTTACATGAAAAGTATGGTAACATTACTGCAGTTTGTAATCAATCGGCATATGATAAATTAATAAAATACATACCATATGAAGATGTTATTTTAATTGATACACCTCAAATATTAGAATATAGTAAATTCTGGTCCAAAGTTAAAATAGACACATATAATCAAATAAAAGGACCATTTATCCATGTTGATGGTGATGTTTTTATCTTTAAAGATTTACTAAATAATTTCATAATTGATGACACTGACGTAATTTATCAAAATATTGAATATGTTGATCAGTTTGTATTATATAAAAAGTATAATAAGATATTAAAAGAATTCATTGTTGAAAATAATATACTTTCACAGAATTTTTTACACTCGAATGCTGTTAATTGTGGTGTTGTTGGTTTTAAACATGATAAACATAAGGAAATGTATTTAGAGAGAGTAAATAGATTTTATGAACTTATTAGTGTAAAAACTGATTTAATAAACAAGCTTGATAGTCAATTTACTGTTTATTTAGAACAATTTATATTGGGTGATCTAATAACTGAACAGAACTTAAAAAGAAGTGAGATATTTACGACCAAAGATTTAAAGAGTAATAGCATCATTAGATTAGGTGATATTAAAGGATATTCACATTTTTGGGGTGATAGTAAATACAAACCAACAAATACAAAACTTTTCATACATAAAATAAAAAACGATTTTCCTGATTATTATAAATTCGTAGTTAAATTCGAGAAGGAAAATAATTTTAGTATTGAATAATAATTGTACAGTATTTATAGAAAATACTTAAAATGAAGTCGATTAATATTCAATTTCCATTAAAGGATGATACGGCAAGAAATGGTTTTTATTTAATGAATCAGATAACTAAAGATGCTTTTAGTTCTGATTTGCTGTTTTTATTGTTAACTGAAAAGGGTGAGAGGTATTATAATCCAGATTTCGGTACTAATTTATTGAAATTTATTTTTAACCCCAATGATAATCTGACTGAAGCGAGTGTTGAACAAGAAATAAAACAGACAGTTTCATTATATTTACCAAATCTGAAAATTGATAAACTTACATTTAATCGCTTAATTGATGATCAAGGTAATGAAAATTCAGAGACAGAGCTTAATGTAAATATTAAATTTACATATACTGAAGGTGCTTTTAGTGATACTGGTGAATTGGATTTAAATTTTTAATTAAAATATGGCAACGAATATAACAAATCCGGTAAAATATAACAGTAGAACATTTGAAGAAATGAGAACTGATTTAATTTCATTAGTCAGACAATATTATCCAGATGTTTTAAGTGATTTTCAAGATGCAAGTATCGGTGCTGCATTACTTGATATGAATGCAGGTATCGGTGATAATTTATCGTATAATACAGATAGAGCATTTCAAGAAACACAATTAGAATATGTACAGCAACGTGCAAATCTTTTAAACATTGCTAAAAACATGGGATTCAATATTCCGGGTAGAAGACCATCAGTTACTGTTGTAGATTTTACTGCAACAATACCAGTTAATGGTGATCGTCCAGATGAATCATATTATCCAATATTATCTCCCGGTGCACAGGTGGTTGGTGGTGGGAAAGTTTTTGAGACCACTGATACTATTGATTGGAATTCACCTATAAGTAGTTTAGGTGATAGAAATCGTACTATTTTACCTAATTTAGATTCTAATGGTATAATACAAAGTTATAAAGTTACAAAGAGAGAAGTTGTTATCAATGGTGCAACTAGTATATATAAAAGAGTTATTACAGATAAGGATATTAAACCATTTTTTGAAATATCATTACCTGATCCTGATGTTCTTGAAATTGAAAGTATTATTTTATTGGAGGGGACTAATTATTCAGTTAATCCACCACTTTCAGATTTTTATAATGCCGATTATAGATATAATGAGGTTAATTATTTAGCACAACAACGTATTTTTGTTGAAAATGTTAATGCTGCAATAAATAGTGGTAGTCAACAAAATAATGACGGTATTAAAGTAGGAAGATGGGTTGATATTAAGAAAAAATTTATCAGAGAATTTACATCGAATGGGTTTGTTAAAATAACATTTGGTTCTGGTGATCCGGAATCAACACCGTTTGAAGATGGGTTATTAAAAGCAGGTGTGAATAATAAACAGTTCATACAAACCTTCTTACAAAACACATCATTAGGTCTTCAATTAAGACCTAATCATACATTGTTTATTAGATATAAAACAGGTGGTGGTGTTAATTCAAACTTAGGTGAGAAAGCGATTAAATCATTAGGTACATATCAAATGAGAGTTGTTGGTCCACGTCAAGATTATAATCAACAAGTAGAACGTAGTTTAACGGTAAATAATCCAATACCTGCGTTTGGTGGTAATGATGGTTTAAGTTTAGAACAAATAAGAAATTTAACGTCATATAATTTCTCAGGGCAAAATAGAGATGTTACACTTACTGATTATTTAGTTGATGTTTATAAAATGCCGGGTAAATTTGGATCACCATTTAGAGGAAATGCATATAAAGAGAATAATAAAATAGTTATACCAATATTAGGTATTGATTCAGATGCTAAATTAACAAATTCAAGTAATTCATTATTAAAAAGTAATATTACTGAATATTTATCACAAGGTAGAATGATCAATGATTATATTGAGATTAAAGATGGTAAAATTTTAAATTTAGCATTTGAAATTGATCTACATGTTAAAAACATTTCAGACACACAAATATCAAATAATGTAATAACTGTGGTTAAAGATTTTTTCGACATTAATAATTATGAAATGAATACAGATATATTTATAACTGATTTAACTGCTAAAATTAGGGAAATAAGTAGTGTTGTTAATGTTTTAAATATTAAAGTTTATAATAAAGTTGGTGGACAATATTCAAATAATGCAGTTTCACAAGATATTATAGATACATCTACTGGTGAAATTTACTTAGTTAATAATACTATATATTCAACAACAGATTCAATGTTTGAAATACGTTTTCCAGAAAAAGATATTAAAGTGTTACTAAGAAAAGAAATTGTAAATACATAATGGAGTTAATAAAGAGGACTATAAAACAGGCACTTACCACAGGTAAAACTGAAACAACTACGGGTAATTCATATGTTATTATACCTGATGATAGTGTTATATATAATCTTCAAGTGTTATTAAAAGGAACTTCGTTAGATTTAGGTTTTTTCGATGTCGTTGTTGAATCCGATGGTGGTTATTATGGGTATAGTTATTATGATGGTGGTAGTTTTACACCAATTGGTTCATTAAATTTAGAACAACCAGATATTACCATTACCGGAGTATCAAATAGTCGATTAACTGAATTAAGAAAATATACTATAAATGGTACGTTTTTCGATAAACATGAAATATCGTATGGTCCATCATTAGATGGTGTTGACCCAAACAACACTAGTTTAATTGATAGTGTTGGTTCGGTTCAATATTATATAGGTGGTATTACATATGTTGATATAATTACTGAAAATGAAACAACTACAACATTTTCATTTCAAGGTCAAGGATATACATCATCGGATTTTATTAATTCACCTATAATTAAAGACCCAAATAAGAGTAATTTGGTGAACATACCTAAAACCGATAATGATGTATTTATAGATAGACAAGCGATTACTGCTTTTGATAAAAATTATAAATTAGAATATATGAGAAATCTTTCAGATATAACAACCTATGCATCTGGTAGATTTTTTAATATCGTTAAAAACACGTAAAATATGGCAATAGGAACATATGGAATAGTAAGACCTTCGGATGTATCGATAGATGATATTGATATTTTTTACAGTTATATGCCGAATAGAGAAACAGCACCAAATACTATGTTAAGAATAAATGCCTCTGATGTGTTAACATATAATTATTTACCTGAAGATGAACAGGCTTCAGGTGATGAGAACTTATTAGAGGGTTCTTATAATTTAAGATTACCAGCTTCAGTTTTTAATCAACTTGGTATATATAACATATTTATTAAACCAAAAGTTTTCCCTATTCAAATTATTGATTGTAGTGTGTTGTCTTCACTTCCTAATGTTAAGGGTATTGTTTTAAATGCAAATGATTTAGCTGAAAAATTAAAAGCAAATAATGCACTTCAGGGATATAAAATAGAATATAGAAATGATGATGGAACTAAATTACGTAATGTTGTAAGATATTGTGTTACTGCAAATAAGGTAGTACCTATTAGTCAAAATATTGGTAACACATCACAAAATACAATAAGATATAGATTTGATGATTCAGGTACATTAATGTTTTTACAATTAACACCAAGTAGTTCTTCAGATGTGAAACCAAACATACAACCATTTATTGGTATTCCGGGACAAATAATATATATGTCGAACACTAATTTTTCACCATTAATGGTTGAAGTAGATTTAGTTGAAAACACTATTGATACGTTGGCAGATATTGTTGCTGGTGAACAAATTAAAGATGTTGATAATGGTATTTTAACATATTTTGATAAAGATAGAGTTGTAACAAATCAATTTAATCTTTATGAAATTAAAGACGATTTAAATGATCAACCATTATTTGAGGTTAAAGAAAAAAGAACGGAAATCGATGAATCTCAAAATTTTGATGAAATTACTGATGAACTTCAATAATCCTTTTAATAAAGTATTGGTATTTTTCACTTTATCGTATTTATAGTAAATATAAATATTGTGGCAAAAGTAAAAGTTGTAGGAAGAAATAATCTTGATGGTAATTTAAATGGTGAAGCATTTAAAAATACAACATCAGAAACTATATTTAAATTTGGTAGTTTTACACTAACATCTAATTTCGATGGTAGAACGTATATTGATTATAGTAATACATTAAGTACTTTTGTTCGTCCAATTGATTTAGATTCTTTGAATTTAACCAATGTTGAATCTGAGAATATTTTTTACACCACACAAAATGCTGTTTTAAATTTAGATAGGTCAGATATCAATACTTTTGTTAGATTTGGGTCTGCTTATGAATTTTTACGTGTTGCTGTTGAGAATATAATATTAAAATACCCAAATAGTTTATTTATTAATTCACAAATATCTAGAGGTGGTAATGTAACTGTTTATGATTATAATTATGATATAATTCACAATAAATCAACATTCAAAATACCCTCACAATTTACAGTAAATAAAGGTGGTTTAGTTTTTAATTATGGTAATACTAGTCTTCCAGATGATAATGAATTAAAAAATTTAAATTTATCATATGATGATTATGTTGTTTGGTCATCTGATAATTTTGATAATAATTCACATTTAATTGTTGGGTTTACTGGTGACACTAATTCTCGAACTAATTTAATGATCGAATGTCTAGGTAACCCATTTCCAACCATAAGCGGTGGTTCAACTACAGGTAGTATTGATGTTCATTTAAAACCAACAAATAGAATTTTTAATGATTTTAGATTAACCTTGGATGATTTTCAAAGAAATATGATGTCAACTAGGATTGTTCCTGATGGTTTTGAATTTATGTTGAAAGAACCAATATTGTTAGATGATGGTAAGATTAATTATAAAAATAAAAAAATTGTTTGGATAACTAGTGATAATTATAATATAGATATAGACACACCTCAATATAATACATTTTTAAATACTGTTTTAGATATTGGAAATAAATATGATCAAATAAAAACAGATTTAATTGCTAGATTCTTATCACCTGCATCATTACAGACATATGATTTAACTGATGAAAAGAAAATGGTTAAATTAATGAGAATTTATGGTGCAGAATTTGATCAACTTAGAGAATTTATAGATTCATTAGTTTACATTAATCGAATCACATACGATAAGAAAAAAAATCTACCAGATCAAATTGTGAGTAATTTAGCATCTGTGTTTGGTTGGGATTATTTTCAGTTAGTTAATGAAGGTGAGTTGGTTGATTCAATTTTAGATGCTGCAGGTCCTGAAAGAAATTTAGAAACGGATTTAACACCTGCAGAAGTTGATATTGAATTATGGCGAAGAATTTTAATTAATACGAATTATTATTGGAAATCAAAGGGAACTAGAGAGGGGTTAAAATCAATGTTTATGTTAATTGGTATTCCAGAACCATTTATAAATATTACAGAATATATTTACACTGTTGATGGTCGAATTGATCCAAGAGAAGTAACACTAACCTTAGATGATTTACCTTCTGCATCACTACCTTACGATAGTGATGGTTATCCAATTGCCCCTGTTGAAACACCTGATTTTTATTTTCAGATTTCAGGTGATTCTGATAGTGGTCAAGCATATATGGATAATTTTAGGAACGTAGGTTTTGATCTTTTAATGCATGTAGATAATAAAAAATCTTGGACACAAACAGGTACAACATATCGTGATCATTATTCATCACCACAATATTATCAATTGGATAATCAACTTGTGTTAAATACAAAAGAGGTTGATGTTTCCCTTGATACATCAAGAGGTGTTGAATATGATGTTTGGAATTATGTTACTGATATTGATTTCCCTGCAAATTCAAGTGGTTATACGTTACCATTTGTGTTTGTTAATTTATCTTTAGATGTGGCAAATCCACAACAAAATGAATTTATACTCCCAGATTCACCTGAAGGTGATGTTGAAGTTAGATTTAATGGATTGTTATTGGTTGGTCCTAAAACATGGGATGGTAATATTGTTGAATCTGGCAATACCTTGACTGATTATTATTTTACATCAGAAAAAACATTTAAGCTAGGTAGTGCTGTATATGGTGATCAATACGCAAGAAATGATGGAAACAATAGAGATGTTATTGAAGCAACTTATGTATTTAAACAAGGTACTGGTTTTGCACATATAACAGTGAAATATATTGTTTTAACTATAAAACCAACTGCATTAGGTGCAACGATTCCATTACCGGATACTCCAAATGGTGATGTTCAATTAACAATAAATGGTATTGCTGCAACTAAAGGAACACCACAATTCATTGCTGATTATGTTGTAAGTGGTGATCAGATTGTTATTCAAAATCCTGATGTGATTGCTTATTTTACAACGAATCCTTGGACACAGGTTGCATATATTACCGTAACTGGAAGTACTGAAATTAATGCAAGACAAGAAGTTATACGTGTGGATAGTTTTTCTTCTGGAAAACTATATTTTGATGCAAATGCAAATAAGGCGGTTTTACGTTTAAATTATAAAATGACAAACGCTGAAAGTGTTAAAATATTGGTAGATGGTATTGCTCTCGAACCCGGTACTGATTATAGTATTAATCCAAATAACACATATGAAGTTTATTTACCACCGGGTATAAATCTTGGTACTGTTATTTGTGCACATTATGTAATTGGTGGTAGTGATTTATTTAATTCAATTATTGATGGTGGTTTTGGTCTTGGTGATATTAGTGATTTATCATTTTTAGAATTTATTGAATTAATACAAAGAAAATTAATAAATGTAACTAATAGAAAAACCATAACTGATTTTAAAGGTGGTTGGTATCCTACATTATATAAAATATATACAACATATTTACATCGTTCAAATTTACCTGAAGGTGATCCATTAAAATCTAATGGTTATACGTTTGAAAATTTATACCCATTTTTAAATAAATATAATGCATTTTTTCAAAGGTTTGTTGATCAATTATTGTCTGCTACAATTATACAAAGAAAAGGTGGCTTATTGATTAGAAATACAATATTCACCAAACAAAAATTCACATATAAAAGGGGTGTGAGTTTTGATACGTCTTTAAAATATTTAGGTGATGATGGTTCAACTTTTCTAAAAAAACCGTTAACTATTTTTGCTAATTGGACTGATGATGCTGTTTGTAATTTTGATTTTTGTAGATATTTTGATGTTACTGATATTCATGTTCAATATCCTATAACCACAACAACTACAACAGCATTCCCATTTAATGGTGTATTGAATATTATTGAATATGAAGCACTTATTACACCGATACCAAATGGTCAGTATCAAGTAACTAAATATAGATTAGAATTAAGTCCAGCATTATTACCGGGATATGAAGCAGAATTCGATATGAATTTCACATTTAATGGTGCTAATAGTGGAACAAGTGGTAGTGCTGAAAGTGGTGGTATTGTTACAATTAGAAAGAATACTATTACAGTATATACCAATACGGAAACAATTACTGGTGATAATACCGGAACAACTGTATTCGATACACAAATTATAGCTGGTGTTGGTGATGTTATTGAAGTTAGTCTTGAAAATGTATCCATTGCAACAAGTGGTAGTGCGTATGGTGAACTTATTTTTCAACCAACAGTTCCAATAATCACACCAAATGGACAAGTACCTTTAGTGATACCTACATTAGTTGAAAATTATGCACAAACACCTTAATAAATTATGAAAATATTAGTAGCATTACCGGATCATCCATATTATTTATGGCAAATGTTGGTACAAATCAACAATTTCAGAAAATTTGGTTACGAACAGGATACGATATATGTAATTGGTAAAAGAAATATGCAACGAAGTTCAATATTAAAGGATTTAATTAAAAATGGTAAATTAAAATCAACATTTTATATTCTTGAAGACGATAGAAAAGATTTAAGTTATTCTCCATCATTAACCGCTAATGTTTTAAAAAAATTCTTTAGTATGTATCCAAATGCTCAAGATGAAAAATTCTTTTATGTTGATCCTGATGTTATTTTCACAAAAAAAATGAAATTCAATGGTTTAGATTCAAATGATACTTGGTATTTAAGTGATACTAAATCATATCTTGGTGTTAATTATATTAAAGGTAAGAGTGAAAAATTATTCCAAGAAATGTGTGATATTGTTGGTATCGATCCTAAAATTGTTGAAGAAAACGATAAAAATGCTGGTGGTGCTCAATTATTTTTAAAAAATACAACACCTGAATTTTGGGAAAAAGTTGAAACAGATTCAATTAAGTTACATACTCATATGAAGAAAACTGCTAATGTGTATACACCTAAAGCACCAATACAAGCATGGACTTCTGAAATGTGGGCATTGTTATGGAATGCTTGGTTATCAGGACATAAAACTAAAATAATTAAAAGATTTAATTTCACTTGGGCAACTGATCCAATTGAAAAATGGGATAGTACAAGTATTTATCATAACGCAGGTGCTGTTGCTGATGATGGTAGTTATTTTTTAAAAACGAAATATCAAACTTCCCCATTTAATGAGAAGATAAAATGTGGAAAAAAATATTGTTCATATAACTATTTAAAAGAAATAAAAGAAACAGAAAAAAATTTTAAAAATATATTATTCTAATGGTAGAAAATTCAAGAAAATATAATTTAGATGTTTGTTCGTTAAGTTCATATGGTATTGGTGTTTCAGCTAATACTTATCAATGTTCAATTTTAGATGAATTTTCAATTGTTCGTAGTGGTGTTACTTGTAATTATAGTAAAATAAACGAATTATTTGTATTACGTAATGTTAGTCGTCCTTATTATGAAAAAAGAGTTTATGATTATTTAGAATATATAGGTATTGAAGAAACAGAAGAAAAAAGAAGACTTATGGAAGAATCTGAATTTTACGATCCTCCATGTGATATTATGTGTAAATTAAATACCAATTTTCTTGTTTATGAATTTTTTGATGGTGTTAGAGTTGTTAATATTGGTGAAACATTAGGTGTGGCTCAATATAAAGCATATCCAGTTGGTGATGATCCAAGTGGTTATACTTGGCAATCAAGTGCAACATTTTTAGGTCTTGACGAGACAAAAGTATATGTTTTTCAAGTAAGGGATTTCTTTGAAGATGAAACATATTGTATGGTAGAAAAAAGTATATCATTAGCGTTATTAGTTCCAAGTACAACAGAAACGCTTGCACCTAAACAAGTATTTTTATCGGACATATCAAATGCATTTTATGATGGTATTTGTTATAATGTTGGTTGTATTGGTATCGATCCAATTTTAACTGATTTCCAAAGAGTTCAAATTAATTATGATATGTTTGCATACGCATTTGGTGGTGGTGAGGCATGTGTTGAACTTAGTTGTAAACCAGTTGGGGAAAGTAGTTGGAGTAAATTCTGTTCGACTGATGATAATACACCTGTTCCAACAATAAGTACATTTACCATGAATTATGGTGATACTGTTTGTTATTCGATTGTTGGTAGATCAACTAATTGTGGTTCGTGCAGTTCTGGATATTTAAACCTTGATAGTGTTGATGGTTTAAATACTACAACACCATCAATTGATGTTGGTAGATGTTGTGATGAATTGATCAATACTACAGGTAAAGAAAATATTGATATATATTTAGATGGTGCATATTATTATACTAGTTGTACAACACCTACACCGTTTAGTGTTAGAAATGAAGGTAATTTTAATTTTTCACCAGTAATACCTATTAATAATTATATTGACATTGATCTTAATATCTTAGCAAATGTTGATCCAATTACAGTAGGGTCATCATCAAATGTAAAAGTATATTGTACTCCGGCAGGTGGTGGTTTACCTGTAGAGATTATTAATCATTCAAGTAATAATCCACAACCATTAATTACAACAATTAGAGCATCTTATGGTGATGAACTTTGCTATAGATTAGATGCACAAGGATATTCACCGGGTTCACTTGCTGAATCATGTATTAATATGACAAACACAATTAATTCAATTGGTATAAATTCAGAAATTACAACACCAAGTTCTGCATGTGTACAAAGGTTAGTAAATCCAACACCAGTTACTGTAAGTGTTTGTAATCAAAATTGTTCGGTAGTTGGTGAATGTTTCACAATGGATGGTTTTATAAATGCACCGGGTATTCAAGAAGGACAGTGTTTATTAGTTAATGTAGACCATCAAATTAGAACATTTAATAGTGGTTTATCTAATTTAACAATCAGTTGTAAACCTAATGGTTCAACTGGTTTTGCTGAAATATATAATATTGATGCATGTTTATATCCTTGGGCAGCAGCACCAACCATACAATTCCCAATAAGATCGGGTGATACAATATGTTATATTGGTTCGGTGTATTCAGGAATAGGTGATGAAGCATATTCGTATTTTTGTTTAAGTAATGTTATTGGTTGTTGGGGTGTTGTACCAACTATAGATGTTAACGTAAATAAACAATATGATGGTGTGGTATCTATTGGTGGTAATCCATATGATTGTGTTGGTTGGAATTGGTCACCTATTGGTGGTGGTAATTTCGAATAAAAAATTATTTAATGTATTTATAACAAAAAGAATTAAATGGCATTTATTGAAAGAAAAGACCCGGTTGTTTTAAATATAAAACTAACATCAAAGGGAAGAGAATTATTGTCTAAAGGTCAATTGACTTTTAAATATTTTGCTGTTGGTGATAGTGAGATAGATTATAAATTTAATAATGAAACTGGATTAAATCCATTCAATTCAAATATTTTACGACCTACCGATAAAAATCCACAATTGTTATCGTTCATACCAAGAAATTTTACCACTGATATTAATACCTTTGATCCATATAATGAAATTAGTGCTGTTCCATCAATACCAACAATAATAGAAAATAATGTTCAACCCATAGGGTTTTTTAATGCTGCTACTGATGAATTTTTAGTTGACACTAATCATGTTAAACAACCAGATATTGCAATTATTATATCTGGAGTTACAGGTGGCACTGATTTAAGTTTAAATAAAGCACCTACATATTTAGGTAATGTTAATGAACCAGAATCTGGTGATTTACTTTTAGTTAGATGGGTTAACCCTAAATTAGTTTCGGGAAATACAACAGGATATACAATAAATAAAAACGAACCAACTCCTTATTTAATGTATAAGATTCATGAAATAGTTTCAGGATCATTAAGTAGTGATGATTTAATCATTACTGTTGATAAAGAATTACCTAATTTTGGTGGTAGTGGTGATACAGTTGCTGGTGGTATTGTTTATTATGATTATATTAATTACACTGGAAGTTGTTATAGTACAGACGATACAGATAATGCACTTATATCATTTTTACAGAATTGTCAATGTCCGACAGTTACATTTCCATTTTGGAATATGTCAATAATATTTACTGATAATATTATTGGTGTAAGAACAGAGGATAAACAATATGGTGATTACAATACAAATGAATTTGGGGGTTTTGTTTCATATATTCAAAATCAAGCACCTGTATATAAAAAATTAGGTGTTATTCATTATACAAATAATTCAGTGTCAAATACATATGGTGAGAGTTTTTATGGTGATCCACAGAATCCACAAGATATGGAAAGTGTACCAACATTAGATATACCATTAGTTATGTGGCACAAATCAACAGGTGGTACTGTTGGATTAGAATTAAAAGCATCTGGTAGTTTAAAATATTTAACTGGTACAACTAAATCACTTAATACAAGATATTTCGATTTGTCCGATGATGCTGGTAATGTTGTTGGTAAAGTATTTTATGATTTAAAATTATTCGTAATTGAAGATCAAGAATTATTATTTGCTATGTCATATAAATCAAATAGATCGTGGACATTACCTAATTATGGTTTTGATATTAATGCTAATGTTACTTTTGGTTGTCCTGATTGTGTATTAACTTATTCAACAAGTGCAACAACACCAACAACAATAAATGGTTCAAATGGTACTTTAACACTATTTAATATAAAAAATAATATCGGATTTCCAGATCAAAATCAGATTTTACTTAAATTAGTAAAAGGTGGTGTAAGTGGTACTGAAATATATTTTGCACCGATAACCGGGGATACGTCATTTACTGGTTTAACATCTGATATATACTATACTGAAGTATATGATTTAGGTGCACCTAATTGTATTGTTACTGGTACTACATTAATTGAAGGACCTCAAACAATATTAGGATTTACACCTGATGCAAGTGGTGCGACTGCAAATAGAAGTGTTAGTTATTTCACCACTGAACCGTATCAAAATAATCCAATAAGAATTAAAATAGAAGAATCAGTAGTTGCACCTGATGGTTTCCTTGATACTGGATATGTTACAATTAGTCCAATAGATGGTATAGTACCAACAACAATAGGTGTTAATCCACTTACTGATTGGGTATTATTATCTGCTGGTGGAAATATTGAAACAGCTAATTTAACATTCTTACAAACATATATTATTTATGTTCGTGATGTTACTGGTGGTACATCAACAATAACAAGTCAAGATACACTTGAAAGACAGTCATGGGGTTATTATGTTGCTGTTGGTAGTCCATTCACCATTAATCCTAATGCTATTAATTTAGCACCGAATGAAGATGAAGGTGGTACTTATGTTCAGGTTGCTAATTATTTAAACCTACCACTTGATCCAAATATAAATCCAATTATTGGTGATATTGAGATTTGTGTATACAAATCTGATGATATACCATTCATATGGACTAGTACCAATAATGATGGTGCACCAGTAAATGTTTATTATGAAGGTAGTGGTGAATTTAGTGTAAAAATAAGACAAAGAATGGATGGTATTATTGTAAACACACAAGATGTTGGATATAATTTTAATGGTTAATTAATAATAAATGGGAGATTTTAGATTTAAAATAAGTGGTGATAAACCACCGTTCTACATAGAATTGAGTGCTGGTACTGTGTATGTGTGTAGTTCAACATTTGAATATTCTGGTGCGTGTACACCAACATTAGATGCTGATCATACTTGTGCTATATTAAGTTCTCTTAGTGATAATACACAATATAGTCTTAATATTACAGATTGTGCTGGTAGATCAATAAGCGGTAGTTTTATAACACCAACATCTCCTGCCCCTCCTGTGGGTGTTACTAAAACACTTAGTTTATTGGGTGAACCAAGTGACATTAATGAACATTTACAGGTTATTTATCCACCAAGAACGTTATTAATAAATCAACCATTAAATGCAGTTGAAAGTTTAATGGTAACATTATTGTTGTCTGCTGCAACATCTACTTGTGGTAATGCATATGTTGATTTATTTAAATCATGTAATGGTGGTGATTATGCAAGAGTTTGTTGTGTTTCTGAAACATCAACAAGCGTTGATGTTTGTATGAGATCAAATGATAATTTATGTTATGATGTTTTAAGTTGTGTTTGTCCTGTAGATGGTACTGCTTTATATACAGCAGATGCATCATTGGAATTAACATCAGTAGGTGGACTATGTAATATTGATACTGGTGTGATTGGTACACCTAATTATTTAAGTACATCAAGATCATGCTGTGTTCCGGACACAACAACAACAACAACATTACCACCTATTGAAGTTTGTTTCTATGATATACAAACAACCGTATCGTCAGGTATTGAAGAATTCAAAAATGCTAAAATTTGTACATCAACACCATTAGCTGCAGGACAATCATTTAGACTTTGTTTTAATAATGAAGCATTTTATTGTTATTCAACAAATTTAATTTCTCCAATGACTTCATGTGGGTTAGAGTTTGTTGATGTTATTCAATATGGTGCATCTTGTTTAGAAACATTACCTACAAATCCCGGTCCTATTACATGTACTTGTAATGTTACAACATATATTGATGTCACATGTGATAATATTAATGATATTAGTGTTTGTGTTGGTGCATCAAGTGATATTAGTAATAGTGTGGTAAATCATACTGTTTATGGTTGTGCACAAATTTATGACGTTAGTAATATGGTTGGTGGTAATTTCTCATATACACCAACATCATCAATACTTGTTGGGTATGTTAATAACACAATTTAATAATTAAATAAAAAGGGAATGTCTAACATTTTAAATTTTAATATAACAGGGGGACTTGCACCATATGAGGTGGAATTAATTGGTAGTGGTATACCTAAACAAACTTTTGATAGTTCTGGTTATAAATCTATTGATGATGTACCTAATGGTGTTTATATGTTAAATATTACTGATTCAAATTTATGTGTGTTTGAACAAGAGATTTATGTTGATCAATCTGTTACAACTACAACAACAACACAAATACCCGGAAATTCAATTGTTATTGGTAATACACAAGACACTTTTTTAATATTCAATCCAGAAGGAACTAATAAAAATTCAGAATTTACTGGTTTTCCTGATCCGAATATTGTAACACTATTTTTATGGTTTAAAACTTTTGATGGTAAACCATTAAATGAACAGGTTTCGTTTAATTACACCATTAATGCACCTGAAATATATGATGATGGAGGTTCAACATTTATCTTTAACTTACTGAGTGATCAAATACATGCTGAAGTTATTGAGTCAATAAGTGGACCAACACCAAATTTAACAGGTACAATTTTATTGAAACCCGGTTTTATTGAAACATATTTTCAATATACATATTTTAAAGGTGCTGTTGATCTTGATTTCTTTATCGATATAACATCACCAGCGTATGTGTATGACAGTAATTTAATATATACAGGTGTACCTACCAGAGATGATGCAGGTACAACATACGGTGTTTATGATCCGGTTTATGGAAATAGAATAATAATAACATATAGCGACTCACCTACTGCTGTAGGTGGTATAACTTGGGCTTGGACTCCAATTGGTTTAGCTAATTTAACTTAATAAGTATTTATAAATATGGCATCAGGTTACACAACATACATGACTTATATGTTCGTTTCGGACACCGGAACAACAAATGGATACGGATATAGTGATGCAATTCATTGTAATTACATCAATAAAATCACTCTTGATAATTTAATCAATAAAGAATTTAATATTTATTTTGAAAATGAATCGGAATTTAGATTTTTATCAACATCAGGGGGAACTGGTTATACAGCACATAGAATAATTGTATTATCACAATTAATAGATAATGAATTATATGAAAACACAGATGATATTGTCCCTGATTCTGCTGAATGGAGAATGTTTGATGTCACTGATCAAATTATAGGTTATGTGACTGGGCAAACATTATCAGCATTAGATGTTACAAGTAACGTATTTAGAATTCCTGTTAGTTTATATAATTTAGCTCCGAAATATAATCTTGATTATTTAAACTATCCAATTAAATTAACTGGTGATACTACTGGAGTACAACCATTATGTTTTGGTGATGAAGTATATTTTTTAGGTAATGTCACAACCAACATTGAAGCAATTGCATATACAACAGATATAGCTATACGATTACCACTTGATCAATTTAATTCAACTAATAATGAAACATGGGATAATGTATCACAAGTATTCATATCAGAAGTTGCAATTTATGATGTGAATAAAAATTTAGTTGGAATAGCTAAAGTTAACAATCCAATACCTAAAGACAGTACAATATCTAGAACAATTGTTTTCGGTTTAGGTTCTTCACTAGATGCTGTTTGTCTAGCAGCTAGGAGAGCAGCCATCAAATCAAGTTTCCCGGTTGGTTCCTCTTTCTTTATAGGCGTCTTCTCTTCAGGTCTAAG